GTTGACTGGTGCTTTACTCATAGAGGCATAGCTAGCAATACTCAAGAAAAATATATAGCCACAGGATGGCTTAGTTTCATAGATACGCCATATAAATGATACCTAAAATAGTTCATCAAATGGGTCCAAAGGAAAAGGACCTTTGGCATACATTATGGATTAAATGTAATCAAAGCGTTTTAGATAATCTGCCGAACTATCAGCATATGTTTTGGAGTCATGACGAAACTGATTTATTTGTCAAAACCAATTTCTCAGAATATTATAACTTATGGAAAACGTGTCCATTAGAAATAATCAAAATAGATATAGCTAGATTAATGATTCTTTATGTTTATGGTGGAATATATCTTGATCTAGATGTATATTGTTACAAAGACTTTTATAATTTGCTAGATCATGACGTTTGTATAGTGGGGAATAATTCTGATAGAACAGATACACTGGAAAATTTCTTAATGGCCGCAACTGAAAAAAATAAGTTTTTTTTTACGGCTATAAACGAAAGTCTACGACGACTTAGGGAATTTGATTGTAAAGAGTTAACTAGGTCTGATTCAATTCCTCATGTACCAATTAATAGCAGTCATGTAAATTATATTTGTGGCGCAGGATTTATTTCTAGTATGCCCGGTAGTAAAAGACTAGATCCTAAACTCTTTAACCCAAATTATAGTACATTTAACAACGATATCTATACCAAACATATGCAAACTAATGTTTGGGGTCATGATTATATACAGGCTATGAAAACTCAAAAAGAAAAAACTTTTGGCAAAATAACAGATAGAGATTTTTTTGATATGTGTTATAATCAATCAAGGAATATAGATATCAATACGTTTGATTTTTACAAGAACTATACGAAAGAAGAAACAATGAAAAAATATAGATTTGTTATTGTAGGTGGTGGTACAGCTGGTATGATGACAGCTACTCTATTCAAACGGTATTGGGGTAATCTAGTAGATGTTACAGTAGTATATGATCATAAAAATCCCGGAATCGGTGTAGGAGAAAGTTTAACTCCTGCTATATATACCTTTCTAAATTATCTAGGTATCACTAGGGAAGACATGATTGCCAACGTTAATGCTACAGTAAAATTAGGATTACAGTTTAAAAACTGGTTAAATGACGGAGGGTACTACTACCACAACTTTAGCCAAATACAAATGGATCCTAGTGGAAATTTATATGAGGCGGCCTACGATATAGTCCATGATATGTACGATAACGACTCAACTTATAGCAAATATTTTATGGAATCCAGTAGAATCCCTATAGATACAAACAAGTCTCAGTCATTACATATCGACGCTACCCTTTTTAGTAAATTTTTAGAGAATGGCTATAAGGATCAACTTACTATAGTAGACGGTGTAGTTCAAGATGTAATTAAGTCTGGAGATATTATAGAATCTGTTATACTTAAAGACGGTCGTATGATACAGGGTGATTTCTTCGTAGATGCTAGCGGATTTCAGTATGTGTTGTTTAAACATCTTACAAAAGATTGGGTAGATAAAAAAGATTGGTTGCCTTTAGATAAATGTATCCCAAACCCGTTGCCTTGGAGGTTTAGTGAACAACCTACGTTTACAACGTCTGAAGCTAGCGACCAAGGATGGATATTACAGGTTCCTTTAAGCAATCGTTGGGGTACAGGATACTTGTATTGTAGCGAATTTTTAGACGATGACAAGGCATTTCATAACTTTGAAACTTTTTTGAATCAAAATTATGGCCATAATACTTTAGCTAATAAAACAAAAGTACTAGGCTTTAGAAGCGGATATTGGCGAAAGCAATGGGTAGGAAATTGTATTGCCGTAGGTCTGGCTAGTGGGTTTACTGAACCATTAGAGGCCACTAATATACATCATGTTGTAGTACAAACAAAACATTTTATCGAAGTATTTAACTTTAATATTTTCAACCATGACGTGGTTCAGTACAACAAACACATGCAAGATTTTTATGATAATGTTTATTTGTACTTAAGATTTTGTTATACTACCAATCGAACTGATAGCGAATTTTGGAAATACATGACTAACACAGTGCCCAAAGAGGTAAGAGATTTAGAAGAAAAAGTCACCTACGATATTTTATCAAACCGAAGTACACCGGGCATAATATTTCACTATGGCAACTACATTAGAGTAGCAAATGGATTAAAAAAGATTAACAAAGACAGTTGGAGAACAGATCTCAAAAACAGAAATATGTTAGATATCTCTAGATTAATGGCTATCAAAATGCATCAGAATAAACTTGTAGATTTTGAAACCAGTGTAGATCATCTTCAGTATGTTCAAGGTATATTGACAAAGAGAAGCAATTAATTTATAATAAAGATATGGTAGGTAGCACTGGTGTGCGGCGGAGACTTATAAACTCTGGAGACTGGTCAGATGGGCTGGAACGGAAAGGATCGTAACCTTTACCTACTACCAAAATCATGGACTATAAAGAAATTAAATTAAACAATCCTGGTATACTAGAGACTAGAATACCTGACACATTGTTTGAAACAATTAATCTCACTATTGATAGACAAATTTTAAATCCTACTAATAGTCTACCTAAATCATATAACAAGAACTTGGTAGGTCATATATCAAAAGAATATGAATTTGAATTACCGAATGAATTTCAAACATTTCTAGAATTATTCGCTCTGCGCTACGGAGAATATTTTAATTACCCAAAACGTGTTATACTAAAACACGATGCGTGGGTAAATTTACAGAAACGACATGAATTTAATCCTATCCATGTTCATAATTCTGATCTAAGCTGGGTCTTGTGGATTAAAATTCCGTACAAACTTTCTGACGAAGATAACCTAGAAAACAGTATATCTAGCAGTGTCAGCTCTAATGCTAGATTTATGTTTCATTTTAATCAATTAAATGGCATGATTAGAAATCATACCGTTAATGTTGATAAAACGTATGAAGGGAAATTAATAATGTTTCCCTCATATCTACCACATTCTGTTTATCCTTTTTATACGTCAGATGAATTAAGAATAAGCATAGCAGGTAATATTATTTTTAAATGAACACTAATTTATATTATTATGTTAAACAGTATAAAAAAACTTTTAACACTTCAACCTGTCAGCAAACAATACAGGAATTAGAAAACAACGAGTTTGTACGACATTGGTATTATGACAATATTAAAAAGGAAAAATTTAGCAATGAGTCTGACTGTTATGTTTCTATGGTAGATACATCTACCAGTAACTTGCTCAAAGACGCTATAATTAATTGTGTAGACGAGTATCAAAAAGAATTAGGTTTCTCTTGGTTTAGTAAATGGGAAGGGATCGTTCGACCTAGGTTTAACAAATATACTGTAGGAACCGAAATGAAGAATCACTGTGATCATATAACTACATTATTTGATGGAACAAGGCGCGGTATTCCAATCCTTTCGATATTAGGCTGTCTTCAAAACAGTGACTCGGGTGGAGATTTAATATTATTCAATGATAAAACAGTGAACTTTATGCCTGGTGATATTTTAATTTTTCCTTCAAACTTTTTATTTCCTCATAGAGTAACTCCTATTACACAGGGAACAAGATATAGTTTTGTTTCATGGCTATGGTAAAATATTATTTGGGCGAATTGATTAGATTAAATATTGACACAACAATCTTATTATTATATACTTTTTATATGCTGAATTAGCTCAGTGGTAGAGCAACCGCCTTGTAAGCGGTAGGTCGTCAGTTCGAATCCGACATTCAGCACCATTTTCTATGAAAATATTTGAAAACTATGTTTATACCGAACAACTAGCGTTGGACCTAAACATAATTAAATCTTCTGTTTATAGAGTAAATGATGTAGTTCAAAATTCAGTTATACCAAATTTTGTATCTAGTTATAGTGTAGAAGCACCTGAAACAACCAAATATTACGAACACTATAATTTATTAATGTATCCATTTCCTGGGTTTTATGATTTATACTTTTCACTAAAACACTTATTTAGAAGCATTGAAAAAACGAATAGACCATACTACATACAATGTTGGATAAACATTTTTAAAGAACAGCAATTTATAGATTGGCATAATCATTGGATACCTGAATTTGAAGCATATCATGGCTTTTATTGTGTGAACGGTGAGAATACGATTACAACATATAAACTTAACGATGGAAAGATAATAGATATAGAAAACAAAAACAACCAAATAGTTATTAGTAAAAGCGCAGGAGATTTCCATAGAACATATCCGTGGACTGACATCCATGAAGATCGTATTACTATAGCGTTTGATATGGTTCCAGCAGAAAAAATACACTTCGGTTTTAATCATTGGATTCCAATTTAAGGAAATAATTATGAAAAAGCAAACATCAGAAAATTTTATTATAGCATTATTTTTTATACTATTATTAGCAGGGATTTTTATTGATATAGGTCCTGTCTGTATGACAGCGTGGAATCCAACTATAGGTGAATGTCGATGAACAAGGTAAAATTAAGTAGAGGCACAACCATTGATTTTGATCAATGCGTTGCACAAATGCATGGTAATAGATTTAACTTAGTTCTTGCGGCTGCTGCTAGATCGCGAGAAATTAGTAAACGTAATAAAGCAAATGAAAAAACAGAACACGAATGTGCTCCAGTTAGCGCATTGCTGGATGTACAATGTAAACTGGTAGGTCCAGAGTACTTGCGAAAGGTTAAATAGGACGGTTAGCTCAGTTGGAAGAGCGTCGCGTTTACACCGCGAATGTCGGGAGTTCGAGACTCTCACCGTCCACCATAATTTATGATAGTAAAAACAAACGCTATTCATCCTGTACTGTATGAAAAAATAAAAAAAGAGATAACATCTAATTATTTTGCTTGGGCATTTGGCGAGACAACGGACGGAGATAAAGATATATATGGATCAAGTTTTTCTAATGTAATTTTTCTAGACGATGACCGAGGCCAAGTATCTTTAGAACCATTATCTCACTTTTGTCTTATGTCCATAGCCATGTTCTGTTATGATATAGGTTTTCCATTGGCTAAAGTGCTGAGGGTGAGAGCAGGCTTGATAACTGCTACAGAAAAAACTCATTATCATAGACCGCACGTAGATTACCCAGAACCTCACTACACAGCATTACTTTATTTTACTAATTGCGACGGCGTGACACAATTCTATAACGAAAAATTTGTAGAAGGAGTTGAACCTACGTTGACCATACAGAAAGAAATATTCCCTGAAGAAAATAAAATGATACTATTTGACGGACACACTTATCACAATAGTTCATCACAAACAGATACAGTATCTAGAATAGCAATTAACTTTAATATATTACCAAAATGAAAATTTTAATTAGTGAAACTGACGGATATCAAACATTTATAGAAACTACTATTCCTGCTTATGATATAGGAAAAATTAGTGTTATTTTTTACACAAAATGGAAAGGCGCGAAAAATCCTAATGAATATCAAAAAAAATATGAAATGTTTCTGACTTCTGAAGAGTTAAATAGATTACGTATAAGTATATAGATAATGCTTTATATTATTAGGGATATCACTGACAACTTTCTAAAACTTATAAGGGAAGACCCCATTCGTCCCCATATTCCTCAAGAACAACGGATTGGTAAAAACAGAGGAATATACCTGAACAGAGAATTAGATATAGCCACTGCTATTACCTGTGTTAGTTTTCAAAATAAAATTCCTGAAGACGAAGATCAGCTATTTGAAAACACTGACGAGCCCGGCAACGCTATTTTTTATACTATTTGGAGTTACAGAGCAGGGAAAGGCAGAGAATTGCTTTTAGACACTGTCAATCATATAAAAAATAATAATAAAAATGTTAAAAGATTCGTAACTCTTAGTCCAAAAACAGAAATGGCCAGACGCTTTCATTTAAATAATGGTGCCGTCATCCTACGTGAGAATGCGGATACTATAAATTACGAATATGTAATTTCTAGTTAGCACAGTCTTGTCGTGAGCACTAACACTACACTAGAGACTGTTAACCATTAATATGATAACAAAAAACTTTGACTTATTCCCTATTCTAGTCCAAGTTACAGAAAATTTTCTAACAAAATCAGAATGTGAATTAATATTAAAAAACTTAGATGTGAATAGATTAAGTCAGCATAATGCTCTGATTGATAATAGTCAGGGTGGTTCATCTTATAACGCATCTCTATTAGGAATCCAAGACTTAGATTTAATTGACTCTTTTCTTGACATAAAAAGTAAATTAACAGACAGATTAAATCATTATTCCAATACATATGGCTGTAATGAATTTAAGATTAGCAATTCTTGGATAAACGTTCAAAAACCTAATTCTTCGTTAAGAGGACATGTTCATGCTGCATCTTTAATGTCAGGAGCTCTGTACTTAAAAGTTGATAAAAATAGTAGTAGTATTGTGTTTGATAACCCAAATCCATTTATTGAATTTATTGAATGTAAACCGGGACACGAAAACATTTATAATTTTTCCTACTATTTTTTAAAACCAAATATTGGTGATTTATTTTTATTTCCTAGTTGGCTTAAGCATGGAGGACTAGAAGTTAATAAAAGTGAGGAAAGAATAGTGCTAAGTTTTAATACATACCAAATTAATAATGTATAAGATGCTAAACCATCATACAGTAACAGCTAATAGAAGACTGTACTTTACCATATGGTCTGTTATTGTAAACGACATCGATAATACAAGTTTACGTCAAAAAATTTACACATTTCAAAAAACCTATCCCGAATCCAATGTATCTAACCTAAAAACTTGGCACAGTTCATATAAAACTCATCTTATGACTGATGTATTTGATATAGAGTTAGAAATTATTACTAAGGCTGTTAATAGTATAGTTCCAGAAAATCCACACGCCAGATTAGAAATATCAGATTTTTGGACTGCTATATATACAAAAAATAGCTATGCTGATCAACACGATCACACTGGATCTAGGTATTCATTCGTATATTATGTGGAAGCAGATAATTCTAGTAGTCCATTAAAGTTTGAAGGAGTACTAGATATTTCCCCCCAACCGGGTATGTTGTTAGTATTTGATTCTATGATTAAACATAGGGTACCAGTCATGCTGGGCGATACAAATCGTAGTATATTAGCAGGTAATCTTACTTTTGTACCTAACGAATTTGTTAAATGTAAATAATTTTTTACGAGGATGAAGTGAAAGAAATATTAGACTTAGGGTTTCCCTTATATGAATTTAAATATCCGGATTTAGAAAAAGTTAATAAAGTATTAGAACATGTAGAGGAAATGGAATATGACAAGAATGACATAAATGTTATCAGTGTCAACCCATACTACGATAAAGAAATGTTTACATGGTTTAACAAATGTCTTGCAATTATTAGAGACAAGTATTACTCAGAGACAGTAGATTTGACAATTGTTGATTCATGGGCGAACAAAACTAAACTAAATCAACAACATCATTTTCATCACCACCCTAATAGTATCGTTAGCGGAATATTTTATTTGACTGACTGCGAATCATCTAAAACAATATTCACACATCCTAATCCGTGGTTTAAACAATGTTTATTTTTAAGATTTGCCAAATTAACTGCAGATAGAAACTTAAAATTAACCATAAAACCAGAAAAAGGTAAGTTGATATTGTTTCCTAGTACATTATTTCATGAAACAGAAATATTAAAAGAAAACATTATTAGATATAGTATTAGTTTTAACACATTTCTAACAGGACATTTACCAGAAGTTAATAGCGGATTGAGATTGAAAATAACAGCATCGCCTATTGAAACTTTTAAAAAAACATGTTAGTTAACCATGACAAAACTTATAATAGGATTAGGATGTAGTTGGACGCAGGGAGAAGGAGCCTATCCAGAAGATTTTTGGCGTAAATGGAAAGGACGAGTGAGAGAGTCGGGTATGATTTGTGATCAAGATCGTCGCCATTATGAGATAGAAAATAATTGGGTCAACGTATTAACTAGAGATTATTTCCAAGATTATCAATCAATTAATTTAGGTATTAAAGGTATAGGTAATAGAGCAGCCGTTAAACAATTATATTTTGCCGACGTAGACTGGCAAAACAGTGAAGGGTATGCTATATTGCTTTTATCGGGTTTTGAACGTTTCAGCTTTATTAATACCAAACCATTCGACAAGTTAGGCAACTACCAGCATTATAAATGGAAAACTATTTGGCCAATACCCGGGCATGGCGATGACTATGAACCACTGTATAGATTCTACGCAGAAAAATTATGTACAGAAGAATCAGTAGCCGCAGAAACTATGTTGGCTTTATTAGAGTTCCAAGAATTTTTCCAAGGTAAAAATTTTAAATTAACAGTTGCTAACGCTTATGGACAGTATAGTGAGAATTCAAATTATAGTGTAGAAGATTTCTTACAAGATTATGCCAATCCATTATATAAAAAATTTGATTGGAGCATTTATCTACATAGGTATACTGAATACAGAGCGATGGTTGAAAGACTTGTTAAATTAGATGGATTAGAAGGTTTAGTAGATTGGACTCATTTTTACAGACATTATGAATCATTGGATTGGCCAGCCAAATATATTACTAACGACAGCCATCCAACTATAGATGGTTACAAAGAGATCGCCTGTGAATTAGCTAAATTTTTACAAAATAGGTATTTGAGTTAATTAGCATTGACTTGTTATCAAATATCTGCTATAATTACATATGTTTAAAGATAAACTAGGACAAGATCTAACAGAAGGTGATTTTGTAGTATGGCCTAACCACAATACATTAGAAGTAGGAGTGATAGTAAAACTAAATCCAAAAATGGTTAAAGTGAAAAAAGTCGATTCGCCTAAAAAATGGCAACCTTTAACTTGGAACAAATATCCTAAGGATGTTGTTAAACTAGAAGGATCTATTGTAAGTATGTATATTTTAAAACACGCTGGTTCAACAACATTATGATTAGGAAAGAAGTATATTATGCCAGCAACATTTTTAATTAGTGACACACATTTTGGTCACGAAAAGACCTGCACTGTTTTCACAAGAAAAGACGGTAGCCCACTTCGTCCCTTTAGCTGTGCTGAAGAAATGGACGAGTTCATGGTCAAAGCCTGGAACGAACGTGTTCGTCCCAATGATAAGGTCTATCACCTTGGAGACGTGGTAATCAATCGTAAGTTTCTCCACGTTCTTGGTAGGCTCAATGGCGACAAGGTTCTTATCCGTGGTAACCACGATATCTTCAAACTAGAAGACTATACCAAATACTTTAGGGATGTTCGTGGATACCACGTTATGAATGGTATGATATTCAGCCATGTACCCGTTCATCCAGAAAGCCTTGCTAGGTTTGGCTGCAATGTTCACGGACACCTTCATGCTAATCGTGTGATGAAGATTGCGGGTGTGAATGTGAAAACGGGAGAACTCAAGTATAGCAATGAAATTGATAACAGATATCACTGTGTCTGCGTTGAACAGACTGGCTTTGCTCCTATTAGTCTCGAAGAAGTTAACGTAAGAATAGTTAACGAAGGCGGACATATTGGTTTTAGAGATGGCAATTCTGTTGTGGTAATGTGACATGTTCAACACTGTGTTCGGAAATACATATTATCTTGAAGAAAATATACTTTTTGACAGTGTAGGACCGAACACACCATTTTACAAAGACTTAGATAGATTTCTAAGTTTACCATCGCCCAAGGATCCTAGTCAAAACGGCAAAGCAGAAGGTACAGTAAGATTTCCTAAGGGATTAACACACTTAACAGATTTTGATAAGCTGTGGAACATTCTTCTGCCTCATTACCAAAAAATTGGAAAGGTAATAGGAGAACCCGTTGACAATATTGAAATTAAACGAGCTTGGGCGAATAGAATGTACCTTGGTTCAGCCGGGGGCATCCATAAACATAAAAATGATATAAATTTTGTCAGCATATTTTATTATCAAGTTCCTGAAAATTCTGGAAACATCGTGTTTCTTAACCCAGAAACTATCAGTGAAGATCACGGAAATAAAACATTAGAACATTTTGATGATAAAGACAAATTTGAAATTCCTGTTAAACCGGGAACTTTGTTATGTCATCCACCTGGAATCTGGCATGGGATCACTACGCACAATTCGGAAATCCCGAGAATCTGTATAGTTATTGAAATAAGATTTACTAAATAAAATATTCATAGAAAGGATTATCATGTTACGAAATCTTTTTATTTTTATTGGTGCTTTGACCTTAGGTGGTTGCGCATTTACCAATAACTATGCCGTCTGTATGCAGGCTCAGGAAAAGATTAGCAAAGACATGGTAGTCATGGAAGCCGCTCGTATTCAAGCCCTCATAGAAATGACCAAAAGCTCAGATCCTAGTGTTCGTGCTACTGGTCTTATGCTTCTTCAAAAACATGATATTAAGTCAATGAGCCTAGACTGTCCTAAGTAAGTTGGACAAACTAGTCGTTGACATAGATATCTTTTCCTTATATAATAATAACATATTAAAAATTAGGATGCCTACAGCAACTTTATCTTCAACTCGTAATTGAAACCACAGTGTGCATCCTGTCATTTTACACACAGAAAGGAGAAGAAAAATGACTACCTTTGCTCAAGCAGTTCAAACTCAACCCGCAGAAGCCCGCACTGAAAATAACATGAAGGCTCTATCTCACAGCGGTAATGCTCTTGTGGACCTATTCTTCAAGATTGGTGCTAGTCGTGGTAAAAACATTGTTGGAGATTTTGAACGTGCCTTTCAAGAAGATTCAGACATGGCGATGAAAATTGCTCTATGGTCGCGTGATGTTCGTGGTGGCGCAGGTGAACGTCAGTTATTTCGAGACATTCTCCTTCATCTGGAAAGCCAACATCCTGATATGTTGGATCGTGTGTTAACCTTTGTGCCAGAGTTTGGTCGTTGGGATGATCTCATGATTTTCCAAACTCCACGCTTCAAAGGTGCGGCTCATACCTTTATCCAAAATGCTCTGCGTGATGGACAGGGTTTATGTGCTAAATGGATGCCTCGTAAAGGTAGCCAAGCAGTAGAACTTCGTCAGTTTATGGGGTTGACTCCAAAAGGCTATCGTAAATTGTTAGTAGGCCTAACTAATGTGGTAGAAACCAAAATGTGTGCCCAGGAATGGAACTCCATTGAATTTGGTAAACTACCTTCGTTGGCTGCGGCTCGCTACAACAAGGCCTTTGGTCGTCGTGCTCCAGAAGCATACGCAGCCTATAAAGAACGCCTTATCAAAGGTGAGGACAAGGTAAATGCCAGTGCTGTGTATCCATACGATGTGATTAAGACCATCAGAAGTGGCGGAGACCATGTGGTAGCAGATGCTCAGTGGGCTGCTCTGCCCAATTACATCGGTGACCATAGTGTGATTCCTTTAGTTGATGTAAGTGGAAGTATGGAAACTCCAGCAGGACGTAATAAAAACCTGACCTGTTTAGATATTGCTGTAAGTTTAGGTTTGTATTGTGCGGATAAAAATCGCAGTGCTTTTAAAGATGTATTCTTAAACTTCAGTGCCAATACCAAGGCAGAAGTTTTAAAAGGTTCGTTGAGTCAAAAACTTATTCAAATGAATCGTAGTGATTGGGGAATGAATACCAATCTACACAAGGCATTTGATGAGATTCTGCGTATCGCTAAGGAAGGATCAGTCTCTGAGGCAGACATGCCAAAGACTCTGTTAATCCTAAGCGACATGCAGTTTGATCAATGTGCTAAGTTTGATGATTCAGCACATGAAATGATTCAGCGTAAATATGAGGCTGCTGGTTACGCTATGCCTAACATCGTTTTTTGGAACCTTAGTGCCACTGACAATGTTCCGGTAAAATTTGATCAGCGAGGAACGGCTCTAGTGAGCGGCTTTAGTCCCAGTGTTATGAAAGGCGTCCTTAGCGGTGCTACTATGACTCCTGAGGCTATTATGCTAGCAACTGTTGACACGCCACGCTACTCTGTGTTATAATGTTAGAACTGGGATAAACCCAGTTCTAACAAACATCTTCCAACTTTTTACTTTAAAGGTTTATAATGGCTTTTAACCAATACGCTGATCCTAAAGACAATTTCGGTGAGGATTTATTCCAAATCTTTGGACCAAAAGCAAATCGTAGATTAATAACAGAGCTGTCATCTCAAGAAAAAGATGCTATTCTAGAAAAGGTTCCAGAGTATGTAGATACTGACGATTTAGGACCTAGGCCTAGTTTTTATCAAATTACTAATAAAGTTTTACTAGTTTTAAAAAATACCAAGGCATTAATAGGTATAGACTTACTTTGGTGTAATTCTTTACAGTTTAGTAATAGAGCCATGCGCAGGCATGCCAGCCACTATATTAGCACAAAATTTTGTTATAAAAATAATTCTGTTCAACGTGGAATATGGTTAAGGCATTTGCTACGTGATATTTTATTCTCGTTTGATCCTAACAGTGTGCTAATGGGTTTATCAAGAAAACTTAGCGATGATACTCAAAATTTAAATAACGGTCAACATCGTACGGTGGCCTGCATTATTATTGGTATTAGAGAAATTCCGTTAGAATGGCAAGAAAGCGATTTTGAAAGTGTAGACGTAGATCAGTACGCTACTGATAACTTACATACTTTAAATGCTAGCCCATTTGACGAATATAGAATTAAGGTACGCCGTAATCAAATCAGAAAATCTGAAGGTAGGACAGATCTTATCACAGATGATATCAAATGTGAAAACATTTATAATATCCATGCTAGATATGGAAGTAAGTTTGTAGAAAAAGGTAAGGGTAGTGAAAACGTAGGTCCTAAAGAATGCACAGGTGTAGGCAACATGCTAAAATATTATGACACCTACGGTAGTGATATTTACGAACGAACTATTAGTATATGTTGTAGTGTTTTCTCTAAAGCACCTCTAGCATCTGGTAATGCTTGGGGAATAATGGAATTTTTGAGAGAACAAGATAATAACGCCTTGTTCGATGATAAAAAAGAATTAGATTGGACCATTGAACAGGCATTAACTACCACATATAGCAATCCAGCTAAGAGTGGTATGCACCTAGACATAAAAAAAGCATTTAAAGATTTTCTTGAAAATAACTCAAATGGTCATAAATTCTTAGAATGTCCAGAGCCCCGTATAATTGCTGCCGGTATTGGTAAAATTTGTAAAACTCATTTTCCAGATATCCAATGGGCTCCAATATTATATAGACAACAGAGCATAGAAGAAGGCTTGAAAAAGTTTAAAATTATGCCATGAATCATAGCCATATTAATGTAAAAATAAAAGCAAGATCTCTATTTAAGGGCAAAGAAGACAATACATATTATAGCAACGCCTTATATGACTATGTATGTGACAATTATAATGATCCTTATGTATTATTTAAATTAGTAATTTATGGGTATTATCAGAAGCTATACAAATGGACTAGTGAAGAAACAGAAAAGTTTATAAATGACAATTTAGAAAATTCTGTTAAGTGGACAGATGGTGTAAATGAATATTACTATGATTGGGGAAAAGGTAAAAATCAAATAACAGATCATCCTTTACACGAGCCAAACTTAGATCATATTATTCCTAAAAGTTTAGGTGGTAATGATTCTGCTTCTAACTTTAGGATTAGATGTGCCAGATTAAATGAAAACAGAGGCAATACTAATTCTGATCATGAAAGACATGCTACTATAGTAGATAACTTTAATGATATGAGCAAAGAATGGCAAGAATTGACAATTAAAATTTTACTAGAAAGAAAATCAAAAGGTATTGATAACAATAAATAATTATCTTATAATATAAAATAGGTTGGATACAGCAAAACATACGACAATGACTAGTCTAGGGCAGGTAAGGACAACAAACTCCTTACTCCTAGACAAGGTGAGTTTCGACGTTCTCACTGTAAACAAAAAGTAGGATGCCAACCTGATACTAGATAGGTCCTTTGGGGCCTATTTTTTTGACCTTTGCCTATAATCTAGTATAATTAATAATATGACTACATTACACATTCTTTCATGTCCTTATGCAGCCACAACTCCTAAAAATAGAGTCGATCCATTTCCCATACTAACTTACAAATTCATAAACCACATGATGTCATATGGTTGGAATTGTATTCACTACGGAACTGTGGGCAGTGAAGTCGAATGTGAAGACGTTGTTTGTAATCCAGAACTAACGTACCTGCCTCCCGAATACCCCGGTCATCAAAACGAAACAACAGACAGAGGACCTAATACGCAAAGATTCAATCTCAACGCAGGTATAGAAATTGCTAAACGAAAACGTCCTGGAGATATTATAATCTGTTTTCATGGTATAGATAATAAAGGGGCTTGCGATGCTAATCCAGAATTAAAAGCAGTTGAAGCTAGTATAGGATACGATAACAGAGCAGTATGGGCACCGTATCGTGTTTTTACTTCATATGCTCACATGCATATGTTTTATGGGCAGCGCGATATGCTTATGAATCCCAGTTGGTTCGACGCTGTTATACCTAATGCTATAAGCCAGAGTGAATTTGATTTTTATGATAAAAAGGAAGATTACTTTGTATGTCTAGGCAGGGTAATTGAAAAAAAAGGTATACATCTGGCTATCCAGGCCACACAGGAGGCCGGCGTCAAACTTAAAATAGCAGGCCCTGGCAGTTTACAAAGCATGGGGTATAAGGTTATTCCAGATCACGTAGAATATTTAGGCATAGTAGATGTCCAAACTCGTAAACATTTGCTAAGCCGGGCACGTGGTATTATTGGCGCTACTTATTATATAGAACCGTTTGGTAATATGGTAGCAGAAGCCTTAATGAGCGGCACTCCCGCAATTACAACAGATTGGGGCGGATTTGTAGATACTAATGTTCATGGACTGACTGGGTACCGTTGTAGAGATTTCAGAGATTTTGTAAATGCTATAAAAAACATTGACCAAATAAAACCAATAGACTGTCTACAATATGCAGTTACCCACTTCGAAGATAAGGTAGTACATGAAAAACTTCATAACTATCTTCAAAAAATAAACGATCTAAACTTTTACAGAAAATGAAAAAAGCCTTTTTGGTAACCAGCGCAATAGAAGTCAATAATAACTTTCCCTTGACATATAGCCATGTTCGTTCACACTTTAACAAAGAGGAACGATTAAGACAAACAATAAGCACAATTGTTAGCCTAGACTTAGCCAGCGACAATGATACTACTATATTCATTATAGATATAAGTCCTAATTCAGAACAATACAAAGATGTACTAAGTTGGTCCCCGAAGGTCAGATTTGTTAGTGTGAAAGAACAATTTCCGGAAATACACGAACGTGTTAATACACACATTAACAAAAGTCATTGTGAAACATTAATTCTAGCTACCTTCCTGAGACAATGGCGTAAACAGTTAGAAGAATATGATTACTTCTTTAAAATGAGCGGACGTTATCTTATAGATAGTTCATTTGATATCACTTTGTTTAATGAGATCTTTACCAACAAGATCTTTTACAAAAAATATTTTGATTTCGAATGGGATGACAAATGGAACTACAGCAAAGTTGATTTAAGGAAAGAGCAAGGAGACAATAGACTTAGACAATATTGTTCTGTCCTATTCGGATGGGGCAGAGGTTACTACTCACAATATGTAGATTTTTTTACAGCAATATCTACAATGCTTAATCATCCTGATATGAAACACTTTGATATAGAAACACTTAGCTATTTTTTAACTAGACCATTTCAACATGACATTATAGAAACCAATTGGAAAGTCCTAGGATGGGACGGAGTCAATGGTTATTTTAAAAGGTACTGATATGGAAGTAACCTGTATTATAATTGATAATTTTTATGTAGACCCGGATGCTGTAAGGAATTTCGCTCTAAGTCAAGAATTTAGTGTAACAGGCAATTATCCGGGCAGTAGAACAAAATCTTTTTTCACAGATGATGTTAGAGCTGCCATAGAACACAATATGCAGTTTGCTGGTAAGATTACAAACATATATGAACATTCCGGATATACCGGTGCTTTTCAATTGACCACAGCCAGTGACAGAACTTGGATACATAGTGATTATAACAATATGTGGGCCGGCGTATGTTATCTTACACCAGATGCTCCACATACAGGTGGAACCGGACTCTTTAGGCATAAACGAACAGGTGCTCACAAACTATCATCTGCTTTTGAAGAAACTACTCAAAAATGGGAAGGATATGATTATACCAAATGGGATTTATTTGATGTGATTGGGAACAAATACAATAGGCTAATAATTTATAGAGGTGATCTATTCCATGCCAGTTTAGACTATTTTGGTGAAAATAAAACAGACGGCAGACTGTTCCAAACATTTTTCTTTAATACTGAAAGATACTAATGGCAAAAATTTGTAAAGTTATCTTTAGCACAAATAGATTAGAATACCTTACAAGGTCTTTGGAATCTCAACATCACCTCAACTGGGGTGACAACGAAGTTCATGGTATATTCTTTGATGATTTTCCTAAGGGGAGAAATGATGAATTAATAAAAATGCTGGTAAATTTATACGGATACAATGAAGTATATCTACATCCTGTCAATCAAGGACTTAGTGCTACATGGGCAGAATTTTGGAATTTAATTAGAGATAGAGATTATGACTATGTTTATCATCAAGAAGATGATATTGAAATTCTTCATCCTATAAAAATAGACGACCTTATATTTTTATTAAACGCAGATCAAGTATTAAGCCAAATAGTTCTTCAAAGACAAAAATGGTATATCTACGATGAAGAACCGAAAGCTGAACCGACTGACTGGACATTTATTAATTATAGGTATACTAGGCACAGTGTGCTATTCAGCCCAATGGCCAGTTTTTATCCAATCTCTAGAGTTAGAGTAGATTATTCAGGATTCTTGAAAGAAAAATATCCTAATGAAAATTGGTGGCAAGTCAATCCAAACGAAGGTATGATTGGCAAAGTACTGCTAGAGTCACAAGGACTGTTGTCTAGCTGTTTAAAAACACAAGAAGGTAAAAATTTAGTTAACCATATAGGCGAATATTTTGTAGGTAAGCGTGTATTACCTAACGAGCCGTGTTATGAATTATTTGAAAGATTTGATCCAGAGAAAAAATACTATTCTCATAACGGAGACGAATACGATAAATGATACAAAAAGATCAAATACTAGACTTAATAAATGAAATGGAAACCGAAGATCCCATAGATTGGGGAATGTTGTCTATAGACGAACAAAACGCAACTGACCTATTGGTTTCATGTTTAGTTGAAAAATACAATACAGAATGGACTAAGTTCACACAAGAAGATCAAACAAAAATGTTTTTAGCAAGTATGGGCAAGTTAATTGTAGAAAACTTTGTATTAAATGTAAAACTAAGACAATGAAAAGTAAATTTATTCAGTTTTATATGGATGTTGCTGCCCGTGTAGCAGATCTGAGTCATGCCCAAAGGTTAAAAGTAGGAGCTATTGTTGTAAAAGATGATCGCATTATATCCATAGGTTACAACGGCATGCCTGCTGGTTGGGATAATACGTGTGAAGATAAAATATGGAATGTTCATGATGGTGCCTACACACTAAAAACTAAACCAGAAGTACTTCATGCTGAGTCGAACGCAATTGCCAAGTTGGCTAAATCTAATGACAGCGGCGATAGAGCTGACCTATTCGTAACGCACAGTCCTTGTGTAGACTGTGCCAAGCTAATTTATCAATCCGGGATTCGTCGTTTATATTTCAGAGAAAACTATAGAGATGATAGTGGGATTAATTTTTTAAAAAAATCAGGAATCGACGTGGTAAAGGTTTATTAATGACTTGCTTGTTTAAATATTTTGTGTTATGCTTACAAAGCAGTCGTGACGGGAACTGGAAGACCTCCAACATAACTAATGAGTTTGAGGGACGGGGCAACGTCTTAGACATCGCCTTTGTAGGTTCGAAGCCTACCGACTGCACCAATATCCATGTTTAATGAACCGCTCATAATCGATAATGCGTTGCCTAGGCAAATAGCAGATCGAATAGAAGATTATGTTTTTAGTCCTATATTCCCATGGAGATACTTAGACGATATAACTAAATCAGATGAGGAATACAATAAAACTATGGCTTTTGGGCATGTTTTTTTAGACTCAATGAGAAATAGTAGCGAATCACACTCAACACTATTTTTATTTTTACTATTCACTGCCTTAGACAAAGCAGGCATACAATCTGATGCTAAAGTACATCTAGGTAGATTGTTTTTACAACTACCTTTACTACATAGAAAGTTTCATAATACAGCACATATAGATTTAGACTTTGATCATTATGTGGCATTGTATTATGTAAATGATACCGACGGCGATACATTCTTTTTCACTGGACCAGACGCAGGAACAATAACTAGAAGAATAAGTCCTAAAAAAAATCGTATTGTATTTTTTAATGGAAAAGAATATCATAGCAGTAGTAATCCTACTACAACCAAACGATGCGTAATTAATTTTGATTTTACATTAACATGAGATTTCATATACTAGGGTTGCCCCATACAGTAAGCAGTAAAGAATATAATGCCTGTGCCTATACACAAAAGGTCGTTAAGTTTGGCAAAATGATGACTGATAGAGGTCATGAGGTTATACATTACGGTCACGAAGAAAGTGATCTAATTTGTACCGAACATGTTAATGTGCTCAGTACGGATGATTGGAAAATTGCCTATGGAGACCACGATTGGCGTAAACACTTTTTTAAATACGACACAAATGACCATGCCTATCAGACATTTTATGCTAATGCTATTAGAGAGATAGATAAGCGTAAACAAAAATATGACTTTATATTACCGTTTTGGGGAGTAGGTGTTAGACCAATATGTGACGCTCACCCTGAACTCATTACAGTTGAACCAGGTATTGGTTATGCCGGAGGGCATTGGGCACGTTGGAAGATATTTGAAAGTTATGCTATCTATCATGCCTATTATGGATTACAGGGCGTAGGTAATTGTAAACAAGATTGGTACGAAGTTGTAATTCCCAATTACTTTGACTTAGAGGATTTTGATTACAATCCTGCCATTAAACAGGATTATTTCCTATATATGGGCAGAGTCTATGAAGGAAAAGGCACACATATTGCTATAGAAGTAGCAGAAAAGGCTGGAGTAAAATTAAAGATAGCAGGCCAAAATAATCTAGAAGCAATGGGTTATAAAAGTATACCCGATCATGTTGAATTTATAGGCTACGCAGATGTAGAAACTCGTAGAAAGTTAATGAGCGGCGCTAAGGCTGCTTTTGCTCCGAGCATGTATGTCGAACCCTTTGGTGGAGTACAAATAGAAATGCTATTAAGTGGTACTCCGACTATCACTACAGATTGGGGGTCATTTGCTGAAAATAACATAAATGGAATAACTGGGTATCGTTGTAGAACTTTTGAACAGTTTTTATGGGCCGCAAATAATATAGACAACATAGATCCACAAGATTGTAGAAACTATGCGGCTAAAAACTTTAGTTTAGAGCGTGTAGGAGCATTATACGAGGAATATTTCCAAATGGTTTTAGACGTTTATCAAGGCAGGGGATGGTATCAAGAGCGGCCTGAACGAGCTAATTTGGACTTTTTTAGTAAACATTTTCCAGCTTCTGCCTTCTAAAGTGTAAACTTTTTGCTATTTCAGGCGTTATAATATATACACAGTGTAAATATCTGTGCTTTTTTAAAGGAAACTAATATGAAATATCTAGCAGCATTCATCACAGCTCTTTTCGCAGTAACTTCCACAGCTTCTTTCGCTTCTGATGCTAAGAAAGACGACAAGAAAGTAGAGAAGAAAGAAGAAAAGAAAGCAGAAGCAAAGAAGTAATTATAGCACGCCGCTTAGATTTACGATTTCTACAATTAAGTAAGTTTGCTGAAGATACTGACGTTATAGTTTTTGATGATTCAATAGCTCGTAATCTAAATAGATTAAGGGTTAAGGATACAGACAAATACAACTTTAAACTTCCGTACAGAATTAAATGGAAATTGTTTCTAGCTAGGCAAATTGCTATTCTAAAAGGGCTTTAACAGGCCCTTTTTTTATTAAATAATTATATGAACATATTCAATTTTATCCGTAAGTTGATTGCTGATTATAAAAGACGTAAGGCATTAAAACGTCGTATAGAAGAACTACGTAAACGCGACCCTTTTATCTATAAATGATTCTAGGTATTACTGCTCAAAACCATGACGCAAGCATGGCATTAATTGACGGGTCTGATATCTTGTGGGCTGCTCATAGTGAACGTTATAGCAGGATAAAAAACGATAGGCGTCTACACCCTGATATGATTAAGGAACTATATGAGTATGGTTCTCCAAAACAAATTGTTTGGTTTGAACGTCCTTGGCCCAAAAATATTCGTAGACTATGGAGCGGTGAACGTCCATGGTACCAGAATCCCAAAGAACAACTGAAGCAACTAGGATTAGGTAATTTACCTATTGAATATGTATGGCATCACGAAAGTCATGCTGCAGCCGGATACTATACTAGTGGGTTTGATAGAGCAGACATAATTGTTATAGACGCTGTAGGTGAATGGGACACTGTAAGTTACTGGAAAGGTGCCAATAACAAAATTAAGAAAAAGTGGAGTAAAAAATATCCAAATAGTATAGGATTATTTTATACAGCATTTACTCATTACTTAGGTCTCAAACCAAACGAAGAAGAATATATTTTAATGGGCATGGCCGCATTAGGTCAACCAAAATACATGTTGGAAATGATAGATTTCTTTTTCGAAGATTGGAATCCGCCCTACCTAAAACTAAAACATAACCTACATCAAGGATGTCGTTGGTGGGATAGACCTAAAGGTGCTACAGATTATGACATAGCTGCCACGGTACAGGCTATATATGAGAAATATATTATAGGGTTAATAACAAACGTTACTTTATGGTCTCCCGTAAACAAAAACCTAGTATTAATGGGAGGCGGTGCTCTAAACTGTGTGGCGAATTCAAAAATTGCTAGAACCCGATTATACGATAACATCTGGATAATGCCTAATCCCGGTGACGCAGGAAGTGCCATAGGTGCTGTAGCGGCTTTGACAAAGAAGCAATTAACATGGCCAGGAGCATACTTGGGCACCGATATAAAAAGACAATTAGATATTGATAGTATTGTTAAAGACTTATTAGCGGGCAAAGTAGTAGCAGTGGCCAACGGCAGAGCGGAGTTTGGACCTAGGGCACTAGGTAATCGTAGTTTACTATGCGACCCTAGGGGACCTGATGCTAAGTCCAGAATGAATGCGCTAAAACGCAGAGAAGAATTTAGACCATTCGCGCCTGCTGTATTGGCTGAACACGCAGACACATATTTTGACATGCCTGTAAAAGAAGCCCCTTATATGCAATTTGTAGCAAATTGTAAGGAACCAACATTATTACCAGGAATTTGCCATTACGATAATACCAGCAGAGTACAAACTGTTTCTAAAAATAATAATAATATATTTAGATCATTATTAGAAGCATGGTATAAAGCTAGCGGTTGTCCTTTGTTAATGAATACTAGTTTAAATATTAAGGGAGAACCATTAGTAAATTCATGGCAAGATGCTATAAACTGGCAAAATAAATACAATGTAAAAGTTTATTAGCAAATGCCTAAAAAATCTTTCGATTGGTCAACATTAACTAGGATCGACATTTACGATCATATGTACAGTCTGAAAAAGTTGGCAACCAAAAGATTAACAGTAGACGATAGTTATCAATTGCTGGCTAATCATATAAGAAAGTTAGCACCGCTAAGAGTAACCAGAAAACAAAACTATAACGTACCAAGAAACTGTATAGTTGTTTCTGGTCAATATAATTCAGATTTTGATCAATTGAATCAAAAATGTATTACAATAACTCTATTATACAGCCCGTTTGACAAAAGAATTAAGTTGTTAGATACTACATTCATAAACTTTTGTAAAGAAATATCTGATACAATTTTACATGAAATAATCCATATGAGGCAGTATCGTAGACGGAATTTTAAATATGTTTCAGATTTCAAAAGTGAGCATGAAGAACATTATCGTAGAAGAGAACAAGGTTATCTAGGCAATAGAGATGAGATTGACGCATTTGGTTTTAACATAGCCTGTGAATTATACGACAGATACGGATCTCGTAGTACTCAAATTGAAAAATATTTAAATTTAAACAGACCTAAAAAACACAATTTATACAAATATTACCTAAGTGTTTTTAACTATGACCATGATCATCCGGTAATACGAAAATTAAAGAAAAAAGTAATTAACTACTTACCTCTGGCTGAAATGGGCAAACCTTACAAAAATAATGATTGGATCTGGTATTGACTTAGTTATAGTTTAATGTTATGCTCATAACATGATTATTAAAAAGACAGAAAGATTTACAATGGAAATGCCAGGCACACTCGGTAGTGCTAAAATAATCTTCAGGGATGAAGAAAGGTCTAAATACACAAACGTCATCCTCGACGATAACTCGGAGAATAAATTGAAAAATAAACTTGTAGAAGAAGCCCCCTATCACCCCGGATACGAAGGCGCGGTATTTAACGATCTAGGAAGACCCCTGAGCCAAATCATAAGATCTAAGATGATTGCCAAGGGCAAACGTTTTTGGGCAGGTGATAACATCAGTGAATATGTATCAGAAAGCGACAAAGAACTCTTGATTGTGGAGGCAACCGCAGCCTTTGAAAATGTGTTAGACACACTTTTAATTGATAGGCATAATGATCCCAACAGCAAAGGGACTGCTCGTAGGCTGGCTAAAATGTATTTTAATGAAATAATGGCAGGAAGATATGATCCAAGACCGGATGCTACAGCATTTCCTAACGATACTACCGATCGGTATGAAGGTATGCTTGTTGTTCGTAGTGAGCTTCGTAGTATGTGTAGCCATCATCATCAGCCCGTTAGTGGTGTTGCCTATATTGGTATTATTGCTGCTAACAGACTTATTGGTCTTAGCAAATATACACGTATTGCTCAGTGGTGTGCCCGCAGAGGAACATTACAAGAAGAACTAGCCAATGATATCGCAAGAGAAATTGAACTTGCTACAGGGGCAGAGGATTTAGGTGTTTACATACAGGCTACTCACGGTTGCTGTGAGAACAGGGGTATAATGGCACACTCTAGCCTAACACAAACCACAGTGCTCAAAGGTGCTTTCAAAACTGATTCTGGTACCAAAAAAGAATTTATGGACAATATTAAATTACAACAAGAATTTGCTCCACGGTAATAAAAATTATTATGAAAAACATTAACCTACATAACGAACTGTATGACAAGGCTATGGACGAATTGCGTGTGAAATACTATAGAGAAGATAACGCTACTGCTATACCTAGAGACGAGATGCATAAGACATACTTTAAAATGATAGTAGAGGAATGTGCTAAGTCAGTAGAACATATCAAGGTTTGGGATAGCAACTTAGGAGATCATATCAAACGTCATATGGGTATTTTATGAGAATCGAAGAAGATATTAAATTAGATTTTAAGGATGTTCTAATTCGTCCCAAGCGTTCAACATTGAATAGTCGACGTGATGTAGATCTTAAAAGATTTTACAGGTTTAAACATAGTAGGTATGAATACGAAGGTATTCCTATTATGGCTGCTAATATGGATGGTGTCGGGACAATTAGTATGGCTATGGCACTACATAAACAAAGATTGTTTACTTGCCTTACTAAAAGCTATAATAGAGATATAGAGAACTTTGCAGAGTTTAGAGTTTGCCGTGATAACTATGCTGTAAGCACAGGTACCAGTGAAGAAGATTTTCGCAACCTAAATACTATTGTAACAGGTGTAGGTGCTCAGTTTATCTGTATTGATGTTGCCAACGGATATAGTGAACACTTTGGTGACTTTGTAGAAGAAGTAAGAAATCGTTGGCCAGACCGAACTATAATTGCCGGTAATGTTGTCACCGGAGATATGACACAGGAGTTGATATTACGTGGAGCTGATATTGTTAAAGTGGGCATTGGCCCTGGTAGTGTTTGCACTACTCGTATACAGACTGGCGTGGGCTATCCTCAATTATCTGCCATTATTGAATGTGCAGACGCTGCCCATGGTCTTGGTGGACACATTATTGCTGACGGTGGATGTATTTGCCCTGGTGATGTTGCTAAGGCTTTTGGTGCAGGAGCGGACTTTGTGATGTTAGGTGGTATGTTGGCTGGACACGATGAAGGCGGCGGTGACATTGTAGAAAAGGTATTTGAAAGCACCGAACAAGACACGATAATTTTAGGTGAGCAAAATGAAAATTCTTTGCTTATGCCCATGATCAGGTATCATCCTAAATATGAAATTCGTAAAATGGTTACTTTTTACGGTATGAGTAGTGATACTGCTATGGAACGTCATCACGGTGGTATGGCTGAATATCGTAGCTCAGAAGGACGCACAGTTGACATTCCATATCGAGGTCCTGTGAAAAATACAGTGTTAGATATATTAGGTGGACTGCGTAGTGCCTGTACCTATGTGGGTGCTGAAACTCTTAAACAATTGCCCAAATGCACTACATTTATTAGGGTTAATAGACAAATTAATGACATATTCATAAAATGAAAAAAATAATCGATTTAACAGACGAAGAAATAGAAGATTGTATTAATGGATCAAGCAATATTAAGATGATCAGAAACATCCTTACCAAACACGGTGTAGTAGATTTGGAAGGATGGGTTGATCCTGAAATTTTTGCAGACTGGTTCGCAAATGAAATAGTAGGATTTATAGGTGTTGAAGAAGATACACCGGAATGGACAGAAGCCTTTGATAACAACTGGAATTGGGGCTATGACATAGCTGATAATATTAATTCATACATAAGTGATAATTTTTCCTCCAATTCAACAGATTGAGCTTGACAAAATTACTTTTTTCTATTAAAATAAAACAATAAGGAAATTCATGAAAAACAAAGGTAAACTAAACATCCCTACTAAGAATCCTGCGGCTAGACAACTTAGCCAAAATCCGATTCCTACCGCTGTTAATACACAACAAGGTCAAAGACCTAGTGTAATGATCGCAGTCCCGGCTATGGAAATGGTTAACGCAGAATTCGCCCAGCATCTGGCAATGGCTGCTGCTAATATGGTAGCAAATGGCATAAAAATTAATTGTGCCTTTAATATAGGTAGTGTAATAACTATCGCAAGAAGAAATCTTGTAGATATTTTTCTTAAAACAGACTTTACCCATATTTGGTGGGTAGATAGTGATATGAAATTTCCAATTGATTCTCCTTTACGTTTATTGGCCAGAGATAAACCTATTGTAGGAGCTAATTATAGACGTCGTAGATTTCCTAACCCAAACTTCACAGGCATGATGGGGTCGGCTGGGCAGTTTACAGAATTCCAAACTACAGATAATAGTCCGTCTATGGAACTTATAGATGTGTTACCACATGGTATGGTAATGTGTAAGCGCGAAGTATACGAGCGTATTCCACAACCTCATTACCTTCAAGAATATGTACCAGAAAAAAATCTTGAAATTGGCGAAGATATATATTTCTGTCAACAAGCACAAAAAGCAGGTTATGAAATTTGGTGTGATCAAGATTTAAGTAAAGAGGTAGCACATATTGGTATTTTCCATTTCAACTATAATTTGTCAGTTCCAAAATAAAAGGAAAGACCATGATGTTTGAAAGCATCGAGATTAGACAGGTTAAAAATGGAGTTATAGTAACTCTGCGAACTGAAGAAGACGAAGATCAAGAATATGTCTATGATTCGGCTCGTAAGGCAATTAAATTTGTAAAAGATTTATTAGAAGCTAAGTCCAGTGGTATTACTCCAAATGGTTCTTAATTATGATTAAAAAAATATATAACGAAGGTGATACCGTTTGGGTATTCGGTATCAATAGACCTAACACTCCAACTAAAGGCAGAATTGTTAAATCTTTTGAAATAGAAGGTTATCTCGGCACACACTATGTGGTTGCCATTCCAACACACATTGAAGATCTGCTTGAAATTAGAACATGGGAAACTATCAGTCAAGACGAGATTGGTCCCATAGGCATGTTGAGAGATATTAAAGATGCATTAGGACCAACTAATAAATTCATAAAGAAAATTGGCTACGACTCAAATGACGTAGAAGAAGACGAGCCCAGTCAAGAACAGATATTAGCAGCAATTGAAAAATCAAGAAAAGTTGCTACACACGATCCGCTCATACTTAAAACTAATAAACCGAGACGTCGTAGGTTCTCTAATAAGAAAAAAGCATGAGTTCAACATGGGTCAATATTCTCGCAGCGTTCGAACCTGAATATTATGAACTAGAAGAAAAAATGAATCTAGGTCCTAATATACGTTGTAAACTTTTAAAAAAAGGAAGATATACTGTTTTACAATTAGAAGAAATCTGGAGTAACATAGATCATGTATACCATACTACTAAAAAAAGTGACAAGTTTGACGATTATGTTTTTTGGACCAATGAACAACTAACCGGTTGGAAAAACGTTAAAAGAATGTCTTGGGATCAATGGTACTTTAATACAAAAAAAGACGCAGAAAAATTTGTTATTCTATTTAATTTAAAATGGGCAAAGTAAGATATATTGAAGTAGAACAAAATGGTAAAACCATTATTGAACAGTGGCACAAAATTCGTGCTCATCGTTTTAATATGGGTGATGTAGAAGACCCCCAAATATATGCAGGGTTCGGAATACATACTTGGCAACAAACTGACCAGGGTAAATTTATTATGGAGCATGGTAAAAACCATGAATTTCACACACATCTTGATCATAGTACCTATGGATATCAGTGTGTCATTACCTGTGAACTAGAAAGTAAAAAATTATCCGAATATTACTTAAGATGGAACAAGCTGGATGCGTATTCTAATTACAGGTAATTCAGGATATATAGGAAGTCACCTTACTGCTAGGTTATTAAAACAACATAATATTACGGGCTTTGATTTAAATCATTACAAAATTAAACCGCACGAACATGTGGCCAATACTGTAAGTGGCAGTTACAAATGGATAAATGCATTCGATTGCGTTATACATTTGGCAGCTCTAGTACGAGTAGGAGATAGTGAAAAATACCCTAACCAATATTACATGACCAACTTTATGGGAACATTAAATTTATTAAACAATGTTCCTACGAAACATTTTATTTTTGCCAGCACAGGCGGTGCCGAATATTGTAATAATCCATATGCTGTAAGCAAACGTGCTGCTGAAGACTGCATTAAAGAATGGTGCACTAATAGAAAGATTGACTATTCAATATTTAGATTTTATAATGTAATAGGTAATACTGTAGTAGAGCCAACTAACCCAGATGGATTATTTTACAAACTTAAACAATCTATTCAAACAGGGCAGTTTACAATATATGGACATGATTATAATACTCTGGATGGAACAGCAGTTAGAGATTATATACATGTAGACGAAGTCTGTGATAGTATTGAAAAAGCAATTAATAAACCTGCAAATAATATAGAAAATCTAGGACATGGTAAGGGTCATAGTGTTTTAGAAATAGCCACAAAGTTTAAAGAAGTTAATAATGTAGATTTTGAAATACATCTGGGACTACGTCGTAGGGGCGATTTAGAATATAGTGTGCTTAAAAATCCATCCAGTTATATGACACAATCATATAGTATAGAAGAAATGTTAAAGGTTAAATAAAATGAATCCATTTAGAGATCAAGAAAAATTTATGAAAGCCTGTGATCAAACTACAGGTACATTTAACGAATTACAATACAATTTGTATAGGAATTTGATTACAGAAGAAATAACTGAATATGTACAGGCTAATGACCAGTTAGACGAGTTAGATGCTTTGATAGATATTTTGGTAGTTACGATAGGAGCTATTCACAGCATGGGCGCCGATGCTGAAGGTGCATGGAAAGAAGTTATGCGAACTAATTTTGCTAAAATAGACAAAGATACTGGCAAAGTTAGAAAACGTGAAGATGGGAAGGTCTTGAAACCCGTCGGGTGGGAACCACCAGATCTTAAACCTTTTTTACCTAAGGAGTAATTAAATGTTTGCTACAGACTCTCTAAGTTACAATTATAGTTACAGGTCCGCGGCAGAAATTAATTCAGCCATGGGCCGAGTATACGGTCATATGGGTCTAGCCGTATTGACCAGTATGATCATTAGTTTTATGGTAAGTCAAAGCCCTGCTTTGATCACTTTTCTTTTCACAGGATATATGAAATGGATCGTAATGTTTTTACCTCTAATAGCAGTATTTGGTATATCTTACGTTCTAAACAACAATCCTAGTAAACCGGTAGCAGTTGCCCTACTACATGGTTTTGCCGCATTGATGGGATTAAGTTTTGCTACCATCTTTGTAGTGTTTAAAATGGGCAGTATATTTGGTGCCTTTATGGGTGCCGCAATTTTATTTGGAGTTATGAGTGGCTACGGATACTTCACCAAAAAAAGCCTGGATAGTGTCGGAAAGTTTATGTTTGTTGGCCTTATCGCTATTATTCTTGCCAGTATTGTCAATATATTCATTGGTAGCAGTGTACTCGGCATGGTTATTAGCGCTCTTGCTATCGTTATATTTTTGGGACTAACCGCTTACGATACTCAAAAGATTAGAGAAATGGTTAGTGTAGATACGTCAGACGCAGTAGAAATAAGCGGGGCTTTGACACTATACTTAGACTTCATTAACCTATTTTTAAGTTTACTACAATTATTTGGCGAGAAGAAAGATTGAAATATAGAAAGAAACCTGTTACAATAGAAGCATTAGAATTTGTTTATAGTAACGAGGGAATAAAACAACTTCGAGAATTCTGTGGACCTGCTCTGGGTAATACTCACAAAGAACGTAACCCAGATGCTCTAGGTGAAGCAGAAATTGGAACATTAGAAGATGGTGTTCACCTAACTGTCAAGCATATTGCCACAGAAGGTGACTTCATCATTCGAGGTGTTCAAGGAGAGTTCTATCCCTGTAAACCCGATATTTTTTGGCAGACATACGAAAAGGTTTAAAATGGGTATGAGAGCACATTACTGGAGTTGTAGCAGTTTCGCCAATTGGCTACGTGGCACAGACAAGCCCACTGCCGAAACCAGTTTGGGTTGGGCCAAATGGCATAAAGCCTCAAAGGAAAAACATCCCATTAGATATTGGATCACTGAGGAAGGATTAGACTACGTCCAAAATTTCCTATGGTGGCCCATAGATAGGATCTACGATGTCAAGTATTATGTTAATAACCGTTGGATCTCTCGTACTCACGCTCTTACTGCTCACCCAAGAGACATTCCGCGAGGACAATGGAAGGATGTTGGTAATCGTTTTCTCCCTTGCCTTTTTAATGAACTTGTTGATTTTGTTGAAGTTGAGTCTGCTTGGAGTCACATAGCCTGGGATCCGGAGGCTCGTGACAAATATAAGAGCCCGTGGTATGCTACAGGATGGTTCCGTTGGCGTACTTGGCGTTGTCCAGAAGCCGGTGTTGATCATCTTAAATGGGCAATGACTTTGACCAATAAAGACTGGATTGAAGAAGGTCAAAAGGAAGAACCAACCCAGCAAGCCATAGCCGCAAAGGAAATCCTTGAACTATACACTTGGTGGAAAGAAGTCTATCCCAACCGTCCAGACCCACACGATGCTAGTGGTTGGAGTGCTC